GATTTAATTTTTCCACAAAACCCCCTAAATCCTGAATACGTGGTATTAAGCGCCGGTACTCCTGAAGAAAGGACAGTAGGCCCCTTTTCAAGGTGTCAACGTTGGGAATCTGACGCCATGGATGTGGTTACTTTAATTAATGAAAAGGGGCCATCAACGGCTTATGCTCTAGCATTATTGCGAATTATCAAGAATATGAAAAAGGAAGGTTGTTCAAAACCTTCAGTTATCACTCAAGCACAATGGGAAGATTAACAGGGCCATTGTTTCTCACTCAGACAAACTCCTTTTTAGGCCCTAATCACTAGATAGTCATGGAACTAACTCAAATTATACCACTATTATTTATTGGAGAGATCGCAATAATCCTAATCCTGTACAGGTTTGTCCTCAGGGAATGGATAGTTGACACGTGGGAAAAAAAACTAAAATCAGAAGGTTATCTAATTGAAATATTGGAGCCTGTCATTGCTGAAATAGAAAACAGTACAGAAGAAAGCCTGATGCACTTTCAACGGTCATTTATTGGCACGCTTGGAAAAATGACAAGTGATGCCAAGAAGCTAGACCCTATGAATGATCTCCGTAAGGCCGCTAAAAATGGAGACTGGACAAGTCTCCTACTAGAATATGTAGCGAACAAGTCAGGACTGAGTAACAGTTTGCCCCTTCCGAAGTCAGAAACTAGTACCAAACTAGTAGAAAACAAGTCTCCTTTTGGTAAAATGTAGTATAATATTAGTATATATATATATTATATGTATGTAAAACCTTTTTATTAGTACGACGGCTTATTATTTTCTGTGTCAAAAACCGAGTAGTATAAATATTACTTTCTATAATCGAAATTATCGAAAGGTTCAGGGGTTTGGGGATTAGCCCCTCACTGGTAGTGAGAGTTTCACATACATATAATTATATTAACCCTGTCCGGATACTGTTTATCCTATGTGTGAGAAACAGAAAGGATTTGTTTGGAAGTCAGCCAGGGAAAAAGCAGACCATATGTGTATAGTCTGTAATAAGAATATGAGGATATCCTCGCGGTTTTGTAGGGAGTGCTATCTTAAAGCATGAGTAAACCCAAAGTAGGCCGCCCGCCACAGGTAGATGCCGACGGGAATAAGATTGATAAGACCTTAATCAATTTAACGATCCCCGTAACCTTGAAGAACTTTCTCGATAAGCATATCAAAAACCGCTCCGAGTTCTTCACCAAGATGGTGACTGACTTGTATATAGGCTTGATATGTCCTAAATGTTATTCAGATCGTCACCTCCATATGCCACCCGTTGGAACTGAATGTACTGATTGTGACATCTGGATTAAATTAAATGACTGTCCCAACTGCGGAACTCGATATGATCCCCGCCGTATGATACGAATAGGATATAGTGAAGAACCGAACCCGCATTTCAACCCTGCCCACGGTTCTGAACAGTGTTCTAAATGTATGAAGATTGACGGACCTGAATAATGGGTACTGCTAGTACGAAATGCGGCCGATGTAATCAGAAGAACCGCAAATATAGAATGTATCAAGTAAAAGTACATCATCCAGATATCCCGAACGGGTTTTATTGTAAACATTGTTGGAGTGGTATGCATGCCTAAAGACTGCGACGGTAAATATTGTCCTGACTGCGATTCTAAGTTAAGTAAGAGGTTGATGAAGTGGCCTTGGATATTCGAAGCCTATTGGTGTAAAAACTGTAAAATGGACTTCTTTATTGAGGAGGTTACGATCTTACCCCAAAAGACAGTCTGTATAGGATACAAAAAAGGAAAACCCGAGTATAGAGTCTATAAAGACGTATCAAGGGGATATAATCCCCCTAAGCTAAGAAGGAAGAATGATTAAACACAATAATCTAGTTGATTGTACTATATGTGGAGCCGTAGTAACTAAACAGAAAGCAACGTTACAACTTCATATAAATCATTATGACCCATTAACCGATGAAATAAACATCACTGAAATTATCTTATGTCGTAAGTGTCACCCATTCACCCATTAAGACTAAATAGACAATCCTCCTAAATGGTTATGGTCAGGCGAAGAAAGCGAACATATAGAAGAAAATCAAGTTTCACCATATCGGCGATAGAAACAGGCGCGGCTCTCAGTCTCGCAAGTTCGGCCGGTGTTGATACGGCGGTTAAGGCCGCATTAGGTGGCGATCTGTCAGGGGCTTTAGGAGTTATTCAAAGCAGCGTGGCCACTAATAAAAATAAGATAATTGGTACTCTCGGAGCCGCATACGTCGGTAAGATGTTAGCTAAGTCTTTTGGAAATGGGCAATTAGCGAAATTAGGGCCCATTCGGATAAAAGCCGACACACCTAAGATAGACCAATTTGGAGCTTAAATGAGCGGACTACAAACAAGAACTTATACGTTAGCAGGATCGTCTTTGACGCCAGGAACTTTTACTTCGATTTCGCAGTTGATGGGATCGAGCGCAAGCACTACTAACCCAGAAAATATGCGGAAATTAGTTCGTATCTCTTTACACTGTACACCTAATCACGATTCCGCCACAGATGGAATAAGTGTCTTCAAATTCAGTGGGGATGGGGTTTCTGTACAACAAATATTCGGTGGACCTGCTTGGTCTAACCAGGCTGCGGGACCCTTGGACGGTAACAACGGGCAACCCGTGGTCATTGAATCTGGCGCGGGCGTCTTTGATATAATCGCAGGTAACCAAATGGATATGTCTGTAAGCTGTACAACGGCTGAGACCTGTGACGTGGCCGTGAGCCTGACTTATTCAGCCTGAAGGCCTTTAATGGCTATACTAGGCGGCGGGGTAGGCGGTGCTGGGAATCCTGTAGGCGGATCGTTTACAGGTCCGGCAGAAGCTCTAGAAGTAATAGGTGACCACGTTTACGCATACTCTGGGGGTCTTGGTACTTCAAACTCAGCTTATGTCACGCTCCTTTCGTTTACTACGGGTAATTTTTACACCGTGGGCACTTTAACTCTGGATGCTTCGACGACTGATACCGATCCCGCCGCAGGCTTAAGGTCAAATTTTAAACTATCAATGAATGGAATCGTAATAGGTAACTTCGCGACGGTTTCGGGGCAAGGTTCGGCGGCGTCCCCTTCTGACGTGATACCTATCTTAATCCCGCCTTATACTGAGATTATAGTTGGTAATAGAGCAACGGCGTCAACTGGGACCGTGTTTTGTCAGATTGTAGGCAGGATATACAGGACCCGCGATTAATGCCCACAAAGAGAGAACGTGAGTATTACCGCATGGGTTATGAAGATGGTAGAAGAGGTGGTTTTGATCCTTCTAGAGAAGATATATACGTTTCTGAATACGCTGTCGATACTGTTAGGCCTCGGCAGCGACCTAAGAAACGCAAACTCAGTGCCTGGAATAAGTTTGTAAAAGCTAACAGTAAGAAACCGCGCTTTGTGTTACGATCTGGAAAACTGAACCTAAAGAAAATGGGCGTAGCGTTCAGGAAAACCCCCGCAGGCAAGAAAAAGAGGCGATAATTGCCATCTAACTCGCTGAGAGCAACGAAACACAGGGGGGTAACGTGGATTTAGCACTTCTAATTATTGCTTCCAAGGTTTTTCTCAAGAAACCTAGGATTCCCACCACCGCCAGGGAATTAAGTATAGGTGAAAGTTGCCCACAGGATAATACTTATTTGCCTGTGGGTGCAATATGTGTAAACCGCAGAGTTGAACCTAAGTTATAATGAGCTTAGAGTTAATGCCTGACGGTAAGACCTTCAAGAAACTGAATTCAACGCAATACAAGGCCCTGAATAATTACTACAGGCGATTACATGACGTACCATTAACTCAAAGTTTGGGACTTCCGATCGGTTTAGCGATTGCGGGTACTATTGGCGCTATTGCTTATATTTTCAAAGACCAACTGTCAAAAGAGTTTGAAGAACAGAAACAAGATTTCTTTACTTGGATATCCAGTTTACCAAAAAAGGCCGCGATTGCTACGGGCGGCGGTGTGGCTGACGTTCTCGTGTCGATAGGTGATTTAATTTTTCCACAAAACCCCCTAAATCCTGAATACGTGGTATTAAGCGCCGGTACTCCTGAAGAAAGGACAGTAGGCCCCTTTTCAAGGTGTCAACGTTGGGAATCTGACGCCATGGATGTGGTTACTTTAATTAATGAA